CTTCAAAACAAGTGCAGCCACCTGTGAAGTTATCATTTAAGTACAACATTGCAGCAAATAAGTCAGGTTTGTGAATGTTGTTATCATCAACATGTGGTTTCATGAATGTGCCAGTTGGCCATCTCACTACTCCGACATAATCTAAATTGGCAGTTGAATCAAAATTCTGACAGATATTATTTACTCTACTTACAACTTCATGATCTAAGGATGGAACAGTAGTATCCACATCACCACCATAATAAACAGCGCCATGATTTTTCCAATCTACCGTTGTTAAGTATGTATCACCACCACGACTCTCATCACCATAAGGTATTTCATCTTTATTTGCAAGAGATAGATCTATAAATTTTTGACATTCATCCGAAGAAATAAAATTTTCCTCTATGTAAATTAATTTTTTCAAGTGGTGATTGTGTTTGGTGGGCCAGCAAAACGAGGATCATTATAAGTTTTCTTGTCCTCATCAACTTTGTTCGGATCAAAATTAGGATCAGGATAATCCTCCCAACTATTACCTTCATACTCAACTATTAATGGATTAATATCCTTTCTTTCAGCATATACATGATAAAAACAATCAATTAGAATCTCATTAGTTAGAAAATCTTGATTTGCACCAATTTCAATCACAACATACTCACTATTAAAACTCTCAATCACAAGATTTTGATTTTTTCCAATTGGTTGTAGTTGAACTGTGATACTATTTTCATGAACCAGATCCTTCCAATAGTATGGTAATTCAATAATATTTGAACCTTTAAGTCTACCACGATAATAAACTCCAACTTCGGGGCCTTCAATACATGCATAACGAAGACGATGACCATCACCTTTTGTCGGGTGTTTTAAATCAAATGGTTTCGGTCTTGCATCAGCACCAGCAAATCTAGATGCAAGTTTACCTTTGTTTCCACAATCAACTGCACCCGATACAAACATATCACCTATGACATGAACTGTATCAACAGATGCACCACCAGATATAAGCAGAGCATTAGCAGTTTTACTATCGCCTGCAACGGTCAAATTACCATCAGCTTTAATCGCAAGACTTGATTGATATGCTGGATTTACATCAAGTGGATTTTGTGTTGCAGCATTTGAGGCGACATTTAAATTCGCTTCATAGCCAGGAGATGCGGAAGTTTTACCAATATAAACAGGGCCATTTATGACAGCAGTTCCAGTTGGTGAGGTATCAGGTGGGACATAAGATACGTCATTTGTTCCAACAACGATTTTATCTGTTTGGGTCTTAGCAATATTCATTTAAATTGATGGTGGACTAATTGTTGTTGCGTTCTTAAGAACTTTTGACATCACTCCATAATTTATATCGGCATTTGCAGCAGCCAAAGCAAAACCATATTTAAGTTCCATAAAACCATTACTTACTATATTCATATCTTTAGTTGATCTAATGGCAATCTTTTCACCTTGAAGACGAATATCAGGTGAATCTATGTTTACAATTCTAGTGGCTTTAACATGAAACTGTCCATCTTGTCCGCCACCATTCGCATCCATGAGAATGTTTCGTCCTTTCAATATTATATTGCCATCCTCTGCATCAATAACGACATCACCCTTTTTACACTTTATGATTTTAGCAGGCAATTGAGACATATCGCCAGGATCTCTAACTTTTAAACCCTCACCAAGAATTTCCATTGAACATCCTTGTGTGTATAAAACTGCTTTACCAGTTCCAGGCCCTTCACCCTCAGATCCTTGACCAGTTCCAGAATGAAACGCAAAAGATTGTGCCTCCTGTGTTTGAATCTCATACAAAGTTTCACCATGTATGCTGGATTGTCCGCTTTGAGTGCAATATCTCAAACGAACATCTCTTTCTAAATTTTGTTTATCTTTTGGTTCCTTTGACATTTTACTTATGAATACAATCTATCACTGTAATTACAGTTGTTTGTGGTAAATTCCTATCAAAAGGAATATCCGTATCAGCAGATTGAGCTGCATCTTCAACTTTAGTAAATTTAAGAACAGGTCTCAACTGAGCTCCAAAACCAGTCTCACTATTTATTGTCAGTTCTGGAAGATCTGTAAATCCAGAACCACCATTTACTACAGTCGCACCAACAATATGACCTCTTTCAATTTTAAGTTGAACTTCTGCCTTCCCAGGCTGATTGATTAGAACGTCAGCACCAAACTCTTCATCTGGTTCTTCTTCATCAACAGATCCACCTTCAACGGTAATAGTATCTTCATCCGTGTATGCGTATCCAGCATTTGCAACAACAACATCAGATAGTTCAGTTATATAAGAAGTTGCACCATCGTAACTAGCATTTGGATCTGGCACTAATTCTTTAACATTACCATCAATGTCAGTCTCTGTTGAGTTTGGTAGATACTCTTGGCCAGGATCTGTCATTACTACACCAACCACACCAATTTCAGTTCCGTTTGGATCTATCACAGTTACAATGTTTCCATTCTCATCTAAAAGATTTTTTCCATTCTCATCTTTAACTATAGAAACATTTCCCATCACTGGATATCCACCAGCACCATATCCTTTATCACAACTATCAAAGAATGAAAGTAAAGGTGGTCTTCTATATCCAAACCCTGTTCCGTTTACTGCAACTCCTATTATATTACCAAGTGCATTTACAATCGCAGAACCTGTTGCTCCTTGACCAGAACTACCAATAAAGTCAACTCTTGGTGGGCCACATTGAAGAACGTTAGTATCACAATCTGGTCTGGTTGGTGAAGCCTCTATTGCACCATCCATAGCATCAACTAATGGATTAACTAAAGAGGTGAGTGCAGAAACATCTAAAATATTTTCAAAAGAATCTGCAACTTTTTTAGTGACTCCACTTTTTGAAGAGAAAGTTGATGGTTCAGCACAGTTTAAATTATCACAGTCAAGAACATTCGTAATAATATTTGCAAATTTAATTGCCTTTGAAAATGTTTCACTTGGTAATGCAATTCCACCACCTTGAATATTGTTCAATTGATCAAACAAACCACCTAATGAAGTATCCAAGACATTATTAATTTGTCCAAACATATCACCTAAGAAATTTTCAACTCCACAAACAGGTATGTCAACTATCTGACCTACCATATTCTCAAAACTTTTGGATAGGTAATCAAGTAATTCATCTTGGATCTTTTCAAGATTACAAAAGATAACATCTGATAGAGACTTTACAGCTTGTCCAGCTGGAGCTTGATTGACCTTAGGCACATTATCTTTTAAAGTTGTTGATAATTTATCAAGTGTCTCTTGAATCAACCATGAACGACCACGACGAACTAACTTTGTCATGGAGTTATGAACTTTGTTTGTTGTTAATCTAATTTCATTTTGAATATCAACTATTCCACCGAAGGCTGGATCAATAAAAGTATTAGCCTCGTTTAATGCCTGTAGATCTTGTAATTTACGAGTAAAATCTTTAATTGTATTACTTATTTTTGAGATCTCATTATCTTCACATGGAATGACAGGATCTAATGTAATATTTGTTGCTGCTTCTTTTTGTTTTTGTGCTTGAGTTCTTACGGATTCACCATCAGAAAAATTTCTCGTTGCTGGTGATTTTGGTATCCAGTCATCATTATAACGATGTTTACCTGATTTTTGAACTACTTTAGGTGGAGTGTATGGGATAAAACAAGTTTGCTTCTTTTTCTTAAATTCTGTGTTTGTTAATCTATCAGCAACAAACGGTTGTTTAAATAAAGTTCCAAAAATGATAGGTTGTTGAGCATCATCACCATCAGCAAAAAATCCAACTACTACCTCTCCACCCTGATATTGCATAGTTTGTCCAGCTCCACCAGTTGTTGTGGTATTTGGTGGTAGAAGAACATGTGCCATCGGTAACTTATCATCTGGTAAATCATCTGCACAGTCATGGTATCCTACAATACGAACTCTACATCTAAGACCATAAATTGGTTCACCGTTTTTTGCTTTTACCTTCTCCGTGGCATCATTCCACTTTCCTTTTTTAGGATCAGTCACTTGACCAATCCACCATCGGAATGAATCTCTTCCAAAAAAGTTAGTGGTGTCTTCAAACATTAAATTAATCGTCGTAGATTAAACACTCTGGTTCGTCTGGATGGTTGTCACAAAACAATTCAAGTGCATTTGGATCATGATGATCGCCTGCTGCAATCTCTTCTTTATGATGTTCTACATACTCTTCCAGTTCATGCAACTCTTCCTTAGCATGTCTTCTTGCTGCTGGATTCGCTTGTGGATCGTCAGCAATTTTTTTATCATATTCAATGTGATCTTCTATTGATTTCATTTGATTAGTTGATTTTTTTACTATTTAGCTGAGAAAGTATCACGAACTATTCTCATATGAGTTTGAGCTTGATTGTTTCCAATTTCATGTCTTAAAGTTCTTATCAAGTAAATACCACTCAAATCTGTAAAGTCGCTCTTTCCCTTTTTAGTGTTCCTATCATCAGTTTTATATGGGAACTTAAGTTCTATTGTGCTTCCAACTCTTAAATCTGCACTGAAAGGAACCATAACTTGCATACTGTAAGAATTCAGTAAGTTAACTCTAGAATAGGACTTATTTTGATATTTGGCAAGGTCAGCCTCTCGTTCCTCTTGATCTTTTTTAGATCCTTTTTGCATAGCGCCAGGATCAATGAGTCTTAACATTAATCGTGATGGGTGTTGATCTAAATCGCCAGGCAGTTTTGGTGGATTTTTAATGCCAGTATTTTTAGATATCTTATAATCTAAGACCGTCTTCTCTGCTGTTTCCAAGTTAATGTATATTGTTTTACTAGCATAAGTTCCCATTCTTAAATTCATACCGAGATTAGTTGTTTGATTAAGTTTGGCTTCCACAATGTTAAGTGAATCCTCACCATATAAAGTGCTGTCAACTCTTGTGTACTTTTTAATTGGTTTTGATTCTATCATTGTTTTAATAGATCTAAAATTATATCCATCAAAATTTTCAAAAAATAAAAATCCACAATCCTCCTCGTCTGTTGCAGCCTTTGGAGCTAACCATTGAATTGTATCAAATGGTCTTTTCATATTACCAACGAAAGTATATTTGTTAAAACTCCTATCTTTAAATGGATTTAGTGAACGTGGTTGAGTGTTAAATTTTTTAGTTGTCTGAATTCCTTTTTTATCTTTTTTTAAAATATCTCTCACAATATCAATAATATTACCCTCAAATCTTTTACTTAATCTAGCTGTCTCATCAACTAATGTTTCTTGACTAATAAACTGAAGAGTTGCTAACTGTTTTGTAGACGTTGTAATTACATCTGTAACTTTGTTCAAAATTAATTTATGATCACTTGTAATCTCAAAATCTTTATCTTCAGTATCACCCTCTTGTGTAAATTTAACTTTCAATGCTAGAGACTCACCACCTATCAATCCTAATTTACTGACAAATTGATCCACATCAACTACATCTTTTATCTCTACAGATATATTTGGATCATCTATACTCTCAAAATAAGATATTGTAGGATTACCACCAGAGATTTCAAATCCTTCTTTTCCAAACTCTTTTAAAGCTTCTGAAGAGGATTCATTTCCGATAATTCTGATTCCTTCTATAAAATATCTATTTTCCATTATAATTTACTAGCGATTGATGATTTTCTTTCTACTAAAATTGCACCTCCGACTGGAATCGGAGTTGGAATCGGAGTTGGAACTCCAATTTGAACGGTTTGAGTTCTAACTGTGTTAATTGGTTGTATTATAACTCTATTAGTATTTAACGGAGATGAAATAACGTTTAATTGTTCATTTGGTATCACCTCTGAATTTTCTGCAGCAGTTACTAATTCCATACCACGTTCACCAACTAAGTATGTTTCTCCCTTCTCCATAGGGCCTCCAAAAACCCTCTTTTTATCATCTTGTTGTTCTGCTGCAGCTGCAGCTTGTTCTAATCCTAGTTGTAAACCTTCTTGAATACCTTCTTGTCTTCCTTGTTCAAAAAATGGTTGTGGATCAATTTGACCAGCACTTATTAATTCTTGTTGAATGTTAAATAATCTATCTTCTCTAATTTTAACTCTACGTTCTCTATCATCCAAAGATTTATCCTTGGATGATATTCTGTTAAAAAATGATTCTGATTTAATAGTCATTTATACAAATGCCTTGTTATTTTTATCTCTTTTAAGATCACAGATATCAAATGGACACTCAGGATCTATTAGAACTGGAGATCCAGTGCTAGCGACATCAAATTGTGAGGGAATTGTACTACCTGTTCCATCACCTGTCGTGCCACCAGAATCTATATTAATAGCTTCCATAATCTCAACAGCACCATCACTACTGAGTGGATTTTGTGCAAGATCTACACTATAATTTTGATTTGAATCTGATGCATCAGGAGTAATTCCTTTTCCTAGATTATCAAAATCAAATCTATTCCCAGTGATTGCATCAAGAACTCCAAGAGCTTTTGATGCAAGATTTCTTTTTGGTTTAGGAGTTGGATTAGTCTCTGATGGAGTTAATAATGAATTATAATATTGAAAGACCTCAGAACTATCTCTATCTGTTTGTTTGTAATAAGGATCAAAACTTGCATATAATTTACCTAATGTTTTAAAATCTTTGTCTGTTATTTTTTCTCTTGGATCTTTACCGATTCTCTCTTTTATTTGAGCTTCCATTAATCTTATTTGAAATTCTGGTGTAAATTTTTGAGTATTCGGATCAACTCCTAATAATCTTTGAGCATCAGATCTTAAAAATACAAATTGACCAACACCAACGGCAGCAGATCTATCAGTTGTTCCATCTGTTTTTGTAAATTTAGATTGTGGATCTTTTAAAAATAATGTTTGTAAATCATAAACTTCTTGTATAGTCTTATCAGTAATATCACCATATTTCATACCAGTAATATCATTTCTATCACCAAACCATCTACTAAAAGCACCTTCTCCACTTGTTCCCTCAAAATTTCTAACCGTCATTATTAAAGCTTTAAGTTCTGGATCAGTTACAAAAGGAATATCATCATGTTCTTTTTGGTGAGTTGCTATTTTACCTAAACCTTCAAAAAAATCTGTTCCCATTTTATCAACAGTATTTTTTGTAGACACAAATTCACCTTCATGGATAATTGCAGGGCCATCCTTTTCTACATATCCACCTTTATCATATGACTCATAAAATTCATCCAATTTTTTTGTTTTTTTATCTCTAAGTCTTTTTCTTCTTTCCTCCTCCTCTCTAGATGTGAAAAGTCCACCCTTTTTATCAAGATCAAACGCATTTGCAGTAAAGAAATCTATCATGCCTGCAAGAGCTCCTCCCTTTCCACCTCTTCTATCAAAATCGGTTACATTTCCAGTTAAAGCGTCTACAATTCCACCAACACTTCCACCAAATCCTCTACCAGCAGTAAAAGCATTAAGACCCATAAGTCCTAAACCAAGTCCAGAACTTAAAGCAGCACCAGCTGCGGATAAAGCATCACTACCTCCTCCATCACCACTACTTTGTGTTTGACTTTCACCAGCTTTAGATTCTTTTTGTAACTTATCTTCCTTCTCAAAGATTTCATCTTCTCTCTTATCTAATTCTCTTGATCTTCTTTCCTGTTGTTCTTGAATATAATCTGTAATATTATTAACATCCTTAGATATTGTCTCTACCGTTTTTTGTAATTCTGAAATATCTTTCTTATTAACTTCAACTGTTTCTGTTGTTTTTTCAATTGTTTTACCTAGACCAGAGGACAATTTTAAGGCTCTCTGAGCCACCACGTTCGTATCCTTGATTGATTCAAAGAAATTAGCGAGAGTTATCTTTTTAGGTTGTTGATCGTCAGGATCCATACTTTCGTACACCTTCTGCTTGTTGTCTCTTCAGATTTTCTGTTTCAATATACTGTTGTAAGAGAGCTAGGTAAATGTCTCTCTCCCAAGGAATCATGTTCTCAAGTTCTGTCAAGCTATATTTATGGTATTGCATGAGAGCAAAATTGATTCTGTAATGAGATTCAAGATCCTCTCTTGCAATACTTAACCGAAAAAATCGGCTAGACCCTCCAAAACGATACTACTTTTTTTCTTCGTGTTTGGATTTACCACTTCAATTGTATGAGATAGTTTAGGCATGGTTGCAAAAAATCTCTCAACTTCTTTATATTGTTTTGAACTTAATTGTTTAATAAAGTCCAATCTTTCCTGTGGCGAGTAATCAGTTGAATCCCAAGATTCTTCCTTATTAAAAACTGTGTCTATACAATCTGCAACCACTTGAAAAGTTTTATCTACAACATCTTCAGAACTATCATTCACATCAAAGTTACTTTCAATAAATTGATTGAGTGATGGATATTTCATACGAAGAGTTAAATCTTTCTCAAGAATAATATCTGTTGTATGATCTTTAGGTTTTACAACTTGAATCTCATCCACATATATTGTAGTTAAAACTTGAGTTTCTCTATCATCTGGGCATGTCACGGTCAATTTAATATCTTCTCCGATTGACTTTGCACGAATATTTAAAAATATAAATTCAATATCAAAAGTTGGTAGATTATCTACCTTCACACCTCTTGTCAGAATACACTTTTTTAGAACATCCTTGACAGCGTTCGTCATCTCACCTTGATCTCTGGTTTCAAGTGCAATGATTAATATTTTTTCTTCCTTGACCAGAAAAGGTCTGTATTTAATTTTTTTACCTGTTGATGGCAATTTCAACTCATAAGTCGGAGTCGTGAGAGTTGGTAAAGGCATAATATTTTAATTCAGTGTTTTATTTAGTGGAGTTTACATGGTGGTAAATTCATATCTATCGCGAGCTCTCTGCCACCAATTTTTTTGATTCTTTTTATTCTCTTTTGTCGCATTAACTACTGTGGGTTCATCATAAATTGTTTCTTCAGTCGCTCTCATAAAATCCTCTGCGACATTTTGATTTGTTTCCTCATAATTGAAACTTGTAAAGAATCTATCATATGAAAACTGCATACTACATCTTAACACATTTGAGTCACCATAGGCAAGTCTCATGGATGTCATGTTAGTTGGCCATACATTTACAAATTCATAACTCATTAATTTGGTGGTTGGTTTTCTTATTTTAATTTTTTCAGCTAAATTTTCACTTACATCATCCCTTAATATTTTTTCCTCATCTATTTCATCTATAAAAGCATCTCTTTCAAACTTTGTGATATGAATAATCTCTTTATAATCCTCTGGATAATTAAATCTACCATAAGCGTTAAGTTGTCTTTTGTTCGTAGATATTGGATTAATATACGTCATCCATTTCTCTAATACTTCAATGATAACATGATCTGCGTCAACATAAAAAGATAAATTCAAAGGTGGAAAAGTTCTAAGATTCGGAAACTCTTCTTGAATACCTTGATGATGACCAACTGCAAGACTTG